TGCTCCACGGCCTGCATCTCGGCTTGCGTCATGCTGATCTGGTTGACGTGCGTCAGGTTCTGAATGGCTATCACATCCTGCTCGTAGATTTCCTTGTTTACCTGCTTGGCCATCTCCTTCACCTGGTCGGGGTCGAAGCGTCCGTTGGCAATCGGGGCCACACCGCCGCTCTCGCCGCCCTCGCTCAGGATGAGCTTCACGCGGCCACCTTTTCCGGCAGTCTCCAAAGCCTGCGCCCTGAGCGTCTTGTTTAGCGTCAGCGTCTCCAGCGCAAAGTCAAGTGTCGATTTTCCCCACACGCCGTTCTGATAGCGGAAGGTGTTCGGGAAATGCAGCACGTCCGATGCCGGTACGTTCGGCCTCGTCTCGTAGCCGTGGTCGGTCAGATACGTCAGGTTCACGTAGTTGCCCTCCGCGAGGTTGTACGCACCGCTTTTCACCAGCCACAGATACTTCGGAAAATCAAACTCGTCGCGCTCGATATACACAAAGCCGTTGCCCGTCATCAGTCGGTTGATGGTGATCAACTCCCACATGCTTGCCGCTGTCATGATGGGGTTAGGCTCCTGCTGTAGCAGATAGTTCATACGCTTGCCCAGCCCACGCATATCCAGCGTGAAGTTGCCCTTATCGAAGTCTTTCTTGCGGTACTGCACCGGCATCACTCCGATGGTCTTGGCTCGCAGTTCGACGGCACGATACACCGCCGACACCGTGAGAGCCGTAATCGGGTCGCGGGCATAGACGATGCGCTCCTGGTACGAGCCGCCCGTCATGCTCTTCGGCTGGTTGCTCGGATGGTTCGGGTCGGTGGTCACGGGCACACCATTGATGGGTGCCGGTGTCGCCTCGCGCACCATCAGCGCATTCTCCGGCGTTGCCATTCTGAATAGATTACTAAACCAATTCATATCTTTTGCTTTTTACTATTCTTGCGTTTTTGCGTCTTGGGTTTACTAACCTTACTCGCAGCCTTTCCCTCTTCGGGCGCAGGCTCGTACTTCTCGCCCCTCAGGATGGCTTCTTTCTCAGCCGTCCACTCGTTGATGTTGAAGAAATCCTCCATCATCGTAGCCTTGCGCTTGTCGTTGTGCTCCTGGCTCACGTTGATAAAACCGCGACCGATCTTGCCGACATACTCTTCGGCGGTCTTCGTCAGGTAGTGGTCAATCCACGCCACCTTGTAGTTCGGCTCGATAGCGGGATAAAGGCGCACCTCGTCGCCGACTGCGTTTACCACCTTCAATGGCCCCATTCGGTGCGGAACATGCGGCTGCACCTGGAAATCCAATCCAAACAGACCACCACGCACGAACGACTTCACAAACTCGCAGCCGTTGTCGCAACTCGGCTTCTCCTTGGCCACGGTGAAACGCTCGGTCATCGGTCGTGAATCGTAATGCACCAAGCCAGAATCCGTCATGATGCGCCATGACAACAGCACCACGTCGGCCTTGATGTCGTCGGCGGTCATCTCATCCAGATATTCAGGCAGCGAGTCATAACCTTCCCCGATGCGCACCAACTCGTCAGCATCTAAGAATCCTATCCAACCGTACTCACGCCAATGGCGCATATAGCAGTCGGTATATGCCTTTACCTGGGCACCGAGTCCGACGGAGGTGTAATCGATGATTTCCACCGCATCCTCGTAGCCGGTCAGCACCTCGGCAGGTCGTTCGTCACCCTCGCGGCTGTTGTCATAGAGGAAGATTTTCTTCACGCCGAGTTTCAGGTAGTGGTCGCACCACTCGCGGAGATAGGGATTCTCACAGCGCACGATGATGCACACCGCCACATCCTTCGATGCCACTTGCGCATTGTCCGGCTGCACCTCGATGGTGCTGTGCTCATCAGTTGCCCAATACTGGCGGTGCTGGTTGATCCATTCCATCTGCTGTTTCAGGTTGTCAATCTTCCACGAGCCGCCGTGGTAGTGGTCCATTAGTGGACGGATGTCGATTCTTAGTCCGTTGATGCCGTTCTTATGGCTGCGGATGTCCTCGAGGAATGAGGCACCAGTATCGTACCAGTTGCCCTTCGTTTGCTCACCTTTCTGGAGAGCCCAGCAGCGTTTCGGGTCGAAATAGTCCACACCCTTCTCACGGCACATGGGCACGTTGATGAAACACAGGAACGGCACAATGCGGTCGATGCCGTGCGGGTTGCGGGCGATGGTTCCCGTCTGGATGTGGCCAACCGTGCCGTGCGTGTAGTCGAACATGTGATTGACGGGCTGTTTCACGATGACATCGCTCTCCATGAGCAGGAAGCCGTCGGGCAACAGCTCGAAGAGTTTCTGGATGGTCAGCGTGTGCTTGAATGAGCCGAAATTACTCTGCATGGCATATCTCGGCTCTCGCTCCGGGTACTTGGCCAACTCCGCGTCGAAGTCTATCACCTGGCCGTGCGTGTTGTCGATGATGGTCACGCCTTCCATCGCTTTCGTGAATGGCCGACGGTCGGAGTTATCAAACACGGTCACTTGATAATCCTCGCCGCCATGCTTCCGCAGGGAGAGGATTGCCGCCTCGATGAGTTCAGGCGTGTTGTAATGCACGATTGCTACTTGTCTCTTTTTCATATCTTCTGGGTTTAGTTGCTATTTGTCATTTACCACCAGCTGCATTAGGAATTGCAGCGTGTTCTCGTAGTGGTTTGCGTTGAAAGTTTCAGGGATGATCTGATACACCTTACCCTGATACTTGATTCTACTGCGCTCGTTGAAGCACGTCGTGTATCTCATGCGCACGATCTTCACCGCATACACATCCAATGCGCCGGCATTCATGGCCGACTTGCCACGCTGATAGTCCACGTTCGCGTGAAGACATCCTACCTCTTCCCACTCGATGCCAGCCGAGTCGATACCGTACTTCCCCACCTTCGCCTCCTTGCGGTTCAGTGGGATAATTATTTCATGTAAGAATCCTGCTGAATAACCCATATTTTTTGCTTTTACCTATCGCCCATAATAGCGTCGTGGGTTTACCATCATTTTGCTGACGTTAGCAAAATGATATTGTGTTTTTCATTCGGAGCCCCAAACTTAATGATACTTAAAATTTTGCGGGTTTTCTTGCAAATTTCAGATAAACTCCTTATCTTTGCCAACGATTTGTTAAATTAAAAATAAAACTATGGAATCATGGAATCGTTATCTATTTATGATCAGCCTCACGCCGAATGGCTTGGCGAGGTGTACGTGGCCATTACGCCTGAAAGCATCAAAGAGATGATTGTGCGCACACCTGAACACAAATTGTCCGACTCAGAAGCGCAGCAACTTTTCGACCAACCCTGGAAACTCTATCAATGGCTCGACGAAGGTATGGTTCGATTTGCCGCTTATGAGAAATGCACAGTATATACCGGCAGCTTCGTCCGCAGTTATGACATCGACGAAATCTGCATCGACGGACCGAAGGTCTGGGTGAAGGACATCCAAGAAGGTACGGAGTGCTTCGTCATCCGCCTCACGAACTGGCTCACAATAGAATCCAATTAACCCATTAAATAATACAATTATGAAAAAATTCTTTTTCTTGAATGCTACTGACCGTGCGGTCATGGCGACACTCGTTACTATCCTCGCCATCGCTGCGATGGCTGTGTTTTTCACTTCTTGCACTCGTGATGACGATCCTGAATCGGCACCGCAGCCCCGTCTCACCGTCCACGTCGACGCCGACACGATCCAGACTCATGCCACTGTGACATTCTCCTGTCTCGGCTTTGAGTTGCAGCCCTTCACCCGTAGCCTTGAATCCGACGGCAAAAGCATGACTGATTTGTGGGTGCTTGATTATGTTGGTAACACTCTCCAGCAGCAACTCCACCAACTATCAACAGACGAGGACTTTGGTACACCTACATTGAATCTTGCAGTTGGCGATCATCATATATATTTCATTGCTTCTCGCGGTAAGAATCATTTGCTTGATACAGATGTTCACACCATTACTTTTGGAACCGTTAGTGATACTTTTTATAAGGATTATACCATTAGTGTATCTGGTACGTCATCAGGTAATCATAGTGTCATACTTGACCGTATCGTGGCAAAACTCACCACCATCATTACCGATGCTATTCCAGTTGGTTCTTCGACATTCAATCTTACGCCAGAAGCGTGGCATTATGGGATAGATTACACCACAGGACTACCAATTTCTGCCACACCCTCACAGACCATCACGATTAATATCCCATCATCGGAAATAGGTGTCACGAATGAGCCGCTGAACATCTTTGGGTTCTCGACTGAAGAAGAATGGACTACTAACGTCACACTC